CACACGTCCTACGACTCTTCACGCAGTCAGACGTTCAGGTAGGAGAGAACTACCACGAACTACTGATTCCAAAATTTAAAAACAACGAAGTCCGCAACATGCTATCATCATTTGCGGCACGAGAGGCAGTGCACCAACGTGCGTATGCCTTACTGAATGATACCCTTGGTCTACCAGACGAAGACTTCCACAAGTTTCTTGATTATAAAGAAATGGCGGACAAGATCGATTTCATGAAAGAGGGAAATACCCAATCGCATATGGGTCTTGCACTTGCGTTGGCACAGTCAGTGTTCAACGAAGGTATGTCGGTATTCGCGTCGTTTGTCATGTTACTTAACTTCCAGAGATTCGGTAAGATGAAGGGTATGGCAACTATCGTAGAATGGTCCATCCGTGATGAGACTATCCACGTACAAGGTAACGCAAAGTTGTTCCGCACGTTCTGCGAGGAACACCCCCGCGCAGTTAACGATGAACTTAAATCCAAGATATATAAGATGTCGCGAAACGCTGTCAAATTAGAAGACAAATTTATTGACCTTGCGTTTGATGGTAATGATGTACAGGGACTAACCAAACAAGAAGTCCGCGACTACATTAGACACATTGCAGATAGACGATTGCTTCAGTTGGGACTGAAGCCTAAATTTAATCAAAAAGACAATCCTCTACCGTGGTTAGACTGGGTACTAAACGGTGCATCACACGACAACTTCTTTGAGAAACGTGTGACAGAATACTCAGTTGCTGGAATGGACGGCGACGACTTCGGTTGGGAGGAATTGGAAACTGAGGTTGCATGATGGAACATGAGTACACAATTGAATGTCCGATATGTGATATGACCACGGTTATTCGTGTACAGTACGCAAGTCTGTACGAAGACGAAGTTCCGTGTTATTGTCCCATGTGTGGTGCAGATGCTGAGGCGGAAGAATCGGATTAATAGTGATATGAATTTAAAACAAGTTATACAGTCGGTTCCAGATTGGCCTGAAGAAGGGATCAACTTCGTAGACGTAACCAGTCTCCTACAGAACCCACAGGCGTTCCAACAGAGTGTTCGTACCCTTGTAAACTATATGGAAGACAAGGGTTATACGGACATCGTCGCACCAGATGCGCGTGGGTTCTTGTGGGGAGCGCCTATTGCACTTTACCTTGGAATACCACTACACATTGTGCGCAAACCTAACAAGTTACCCCCACCCGTGAAGTCTCGTGAATACAAATGCGAGTATGCGTCACGAACACTTGAAATAAAAACAACTGCGCCACTTAATAAGAACAGTCAAGTGTGTATCATTGATGATGTGAGTGCGACAGGTGGGACCGCACTTGCTATCACAGAGTTGTTACAGTCATTCGATGTCTCTAGAATATCTTATGGGTGTGTCATCGACCTAGAGTTTCTAGGAGGCACGGAAAAACTCCGTGGTCAACAAATCAAAACCTATAGCGTGGTTACATATGATAAGTAAGATGTCCGACATCATCCTCATTGCCTTAGAATTAGAGGCTCCAAAAATGTCCCAGTGGGACAATGTCTTTTTTACCGGAGTCGGTAAAGTCAATGCAACGATGACTGCTGCAAAATTAATAGAACGACACAAACCGAATGTGGTTTGGAATTTCGGAACCGCAGGTGGTATCACCGTAGATGGTGGTATCCACGAAGTGACACAATTCGTACAACGAGACATGTCTTGCGCTGGATTGGGTTACAGTCTGGGACAGACTCCGTTCGAAGATGGGGTTGTTCTTGGAGAAGGTGACGGACTCACTTGCAGTACAGGTGATGATTTCGTTGCAGACCCGAACCTTGATATCCCAGCAGATCTAGTCGAGATGGAGGCCTATGCAATTGCCAAAGTCTGTCAGGATGCAGGTGTCGAGTTCCGATGTTACAAGTACGTCAGTGATAAGGCGGACGATGGTGCAGCGGAGGAATGGAGTAAAAGTGTCGCCAATGGTGAACCACATTTCATAGAGGTTTACAGCAACTCTATATAGTTGCATGACATGGTTGTATGAAGACAAGATATTCGAACCCGAAGAGACCTTCCTAGAAGACTACCAAGGGTTCGTCTACCAAATCACCGAACTGGACACTGGTATGAAATATATCGGTAAGAAGTTCTTTTGGAAACCCAAGACACTTCCTGTCACCAAGACCCGCAAACGCCGTGTCAAGACGCGCGTCCAATCTGACTGGTCCAAGTACTACGGATCAAGTCAAGATCTAAAAGAGGCAGTCGCGCAACGCGGTGCCGAGAACTACAAACGAGAAATCCTCAAACTCTGTCGAACCAAAGGCGAGTGTTCCTACTACGAAGCGAAACTCCAGTTCGAGTACGATGTGCTCCTGAGAGACGATTACTACAACGCGTTCATCGGTTGTAAAATCCACGCCAAACATCTCCCCCAATAAATGTGACAAATTACCACAAATAACTCTTGCGTCTTTTCGAAACATGTACTATAATGGTTACATAAAGTTGAGATAGAGAGAAAGACATGGCACGAATTATTTACCAAGATTCATTTGACCGCGAAGAGATGGAATCATCAGACATTGGTTTCAACCAAGCGCTTAGAATTATCAAAGGTTTCATGGGTACTGAAGATACTCTTGATGCTCTCCAAGGTTTTGAGAAGCGTTACGAGAAAGCAGAACGTGATGCCTACGAGTCTGACGACTACGGTTTTGATCATGAGTGGAAATACGAGATCTACTCTTACAACCTTCTGGTCGAAGGTTTCGGTAAATTGTTTGCGCCTAAGGAGGCATAATATGAGTTTGGTTAACAACATTAACGCAGTAGTAGGTGATCTCTATAACGAGTTGATGTGCCTCTGTGAGGTGCGTGGGGAGTTGTCTCCCGAAGACAACGCACGTGTCGAGGATCGTATCCTCACGCTTCAATTTCAAATCGAGAAACTGGAGAAATCTAGTTTGTGACTAATTACCTAAAATAAGTCACGTTTAAGTGTTGACATATGTTTCCAAAAGAAGTATAATGGTTACATAAATTAATGAGAAGAGAGATTTGATTATGACTACTAACTATATTGCAATGCGTTCTAACCCAGACCTAGTTGAATTCCGTAACTATGTGTTGTCCTTTTATGCCTATGACGGTTTGTACCCTGTAGAGGGTTTGTCAGTGTCTATCGTTGAACGTGCAATCATGAAGTATCTCGAAATCTGTTCTAGTACTACGCGGCACGAAACTTGGGGTCATGGTGACTCTCTTGATCGTGAACGTGTTCGTGACATTATCATCGATACGTCTTCTCAAAAATTGAAAGTAAAGGAGTCAGTGTAATGAGTTTCAATACTAACCGTGCCAACGCAGTTACTTACATCACCGATCCTTCAGCGTCATTCCTGAAGGTTCCCGTTCGTGTCATCAACAACCTGAATGTTCCGGTTCATAAGATATCGGAGAACTCTTTCTTCAACGATGACTTCTTCTGGTTAGAAATAGAAAATGATTCTATGGTGTATTATGATGCCCTTGATGCGAAGTGTTTGATGGACCCCATCACGTACACTCAGACTCTTACTGAGTTGGCGCACTTTCGACTCTACCCTAGATTCTCACCTAAGTCGGAGTTTGCGGCATGAGACCCGAAATGGAATTGTTGGAAAGTATGCTCCAGAATCACGATTGGACCTATCACTTCAGTGATGACCATCGTGCATACATTAAGGGGAGAGATGAGTCTCAAAAGATTCGTGTTATGATGGGTCGTCTCAAGAAGATGGGACTCGAAGATGAGTCGGTAAAACTCTACCACAAATACCGCCCAGATTATTTGTAATTATTTTTAAAATAAGTGTTGACATGTTGCAAAAACATGTGATACAATGGCTACTCAATTGAATAAGGAATCTATATTATGTCTATGAACAATGTACTGCAAATCGAAACTTCCGCAACTGTTGGTCGATGCCCTTGGGGTATTGGTACCGAAGTCTCTAATGATCTAACTCCCATACAGATGATGCAGAAAGCTGGTGTCGACTGGACGGTCGAGAAAGTTCCAACCTATGCTGCTAAAGAGGGTGTTGATCTGATACCTACAGGTATGGAGGCGCTGGTGCGTTCTTCTGATAATGCAGTTCTCACTCAGGTGGGTGGTGCATGGTCACCCTGTCAGAACGAGGAAGCATTCACTTTCTTCAATGACTACTGTTCTGCGGGTGACATGGAGATGAACTCTGCGGGTTCACTCAAAGACGGTAAGATCGTATACGCAATGGCTCGCATCAAAGAGTCGTTCGACATCCTGAAGGGTGATCAAGTCGATTCATACCTTCTGTTCTCTAACCCACATGAGTACGGTAAGTCTATCGACATTCGATTCACTCCAGTTCGTGTGACTTGCATGAACACTCTGTCCCTCGCTCTGAAGGGTTCTGCAACTAACGGTATCAAAGTGAATCACCGACGTGCGTTTGACCCACAGATGGTCAAAGAACACCTAGGTCTCGCTCACGAGAAGTTCGACCAGTACAAAGAGATGGCACAGTTGTTGTCCAATCGACAGTTCACTGCTGACACTCTGATTCAGTACTACAACTCTCTGTTCCCATCACAGTCACCTGCTGATGAAGTACGTGGTTACAAAGATCTCGCACCAAACGCTAAGAAGGCATTCGAGTTGTTGGAGACTCAACCTGGCGCTGAGTTCGGTCGTGGTTCATGGTGGCAGGCATTCAACTCTGTGACTTACCTCACTGACCACCAGTTGGGTCGTACTGCGGACGGTCGAATGACTTCTGCATGGTACGGTGCAAACCAAGTCAAGAAGAAGCGTGCTGCTGAACTCGCCGTCGAAATGGCGGTGGCAGCATGAGTTATAACAAACTGATAGAGACCACTGAGTGGGATGGACGTGCGAGTAACTACATTTACTACACGTCCGAACGCAACACGCACCTTCACGGTTACCAAACCAAAGAGGGTGCGCCCTTCATCCCGTTTGTGACACGACTGTTTAGTACTAAGGGACGCACATTTGTTAAAACAAAAGTAGACAAACTGCCCGACTAGAACTCTCTCTGTCTATAAATAATTGTAGACTATAGGAGAGAGTCGAATGCGCACCTTATATACAGCGGCACTTAGTGCCTTGTTGTGTTCTTTGGTCTGGATTGGTGGCACAACAAAGTTACTTGATGAATATATAAAGGTGATAGATCAAAAAGATAGTCGAATCGCTCAACTAGAGAGAAAGACTGGACAAGATCGCAATACTATTATTAGGTATGATATCGGACTAAGGCAATTCTTGTTTGCATGTACTACGAAACAAGAAATACTCATAGAGAGGAAGCGATACGTCTGTTATCCAATTGAGAAGGCATAACATGATTACGAATTACCGTAGAGAAGTTTTCGAAATTTTCGAAGAATTCAAGAAGGCGGATGGTCGAGATAATCGACTCGATGTCCTTAAAAAATACTCCGACAACTGGGCGTTCCGTGATGTTCTTCGCGGTTCGTTTGACGAATCTTTGGTGTTTAATGTTCCCGAAGGACGCCCACCTTTTACCCCAAATGAACCACAATCGGTTCCTTCATCCCTCAATAAAATGCATAAAGACTTTGGATGGTTTGTCCAAGGTGGTTCGGGCGATCGGCTGCCTGATTTTAAAAGGGAGAACAAGTTCATTGGCCTGCTCGAATCCATACATCCAGAGGATGCAGAGTTGGTCTTGAAGATGGTTGCCAAGAAGGCACCATGTCGTTATATAACCAAGAAACTAGTACAGGAGGCATTTCCAGACTTGATCGTCGAGTGATAACACTCAAACAATTCGACACATTACACTAACATTAAGGAGAAACACCATGTCGAGACAAAAGTTGAACCAACGCAATCGAGGAAAGTATACGAGTAATCGAACGAGAGTGAATAATTATTCAAACTCCGTCCGTTCCGCTTTTCAACAATTTCGATAGGAGGTGACTATCTCTTCAGGTGCGACCGTGAGACTCCTGTCGTAGTGACGTGATCAAATCTTGGTAATGGAAATATAATGCCACAGTATGAGTTTAAAAACAAGGATACCGGAGAAGTCATTGACGTGATTCTCCGGATATCTGAATACGATCAGTGGAAGGCTGATCATCCGGAATACGAACGATATCATAGTGCGTCTTCCGCCCCTAAATTAGTATCGGGAACTAGAGATGCGCATTCGATTGCGGGTCGAGATTGGTCCGAAAAATTAAAAGAAATAAAAGAAACGTCCGGTAAGGACAATACAATTAACGTATAGGGAAGATCATGCTTTTTTCAAAGTGGTTTCAACATGCGAAGGTGAATAAGGTAGATAATGATCCAGATCCACAAGATATTTCGGTTGACAACGCATACAAAACGCGTTGGATCTGGTACCACACAATCCTAGCACTAGAACTGTTGATGACCAACGTTCTTCTCGCGGGTATTCTTACCGCGTTAGTGGTTAAACTATAGGAGAGACCATGCGTTCGCTGTGGGCGAAGTTTGTAGATAAGATAGTGCCCATCGGTAAATCAAACGCAGTTGTTTTTGAAATGAATAGACAGGCAGTATTTGAACAGTTAAAAACCGATGAAGGAGTTGTTTATGAGATTTACCTCGACCATCTCAACTATCCCACGTTCGGTGTTGGGCATCTCATCACGAAAAGTGACGGCGAGTACGGCGCTCCAGTCGGAACGAAAGTTTCCCCAGAAAGGGTTGCACAGGTCTTCGAATCAGATCTCGACATCGCCTTGCGAGAGTGTGGTGTGTTATACGGACACATGTGGTCTTGTTTTCCAGGCGAGGTCAAAGAGATCTTGGTCAACATGATGTTTAACCTTGGTAGACCAAGACTAAGTAAGTTTAAGAAAATGAACGGTCACCTAGAACGTGGTGACTATAAGAATGCGGCAGTTGAAGGTCGCGATTCGAGATGGTATCGTCAAGTAAGCAACCGTGCCGAACGACTTATGACAAGGTTAGAGAATGTCTAAAAATGTAATCTTTCAGTATATGATCACGTCTAAGGAAGTCGACAAACGTGGTGGTATCAAAGGGTGGGACGGTTCTCGTTCCTCTCTCTACGAAGAGGTCGCCAAGATCTCACGCGAGTCGTTCGAGAAGTATGCAGAACGAATCGATGCAACACACATTTACTCCAACAAACGCGTAGCGACCGAAGGTCACGGATGTTCGACATCCCTACTGCACGAGTGCGCACGTGTCTGGTTAGACCCTATTTTTGACCAATACGACAACCTGTTGTTTGCAGATACAGACATCGTGGTCAACACTGACGAAAATATCTTTGATCTCATGGAGTCCGGTGCGGATGTCTATGGTGTCTTAGAATCAGATTTCGTTACTGCCTCCGGCGGTGGTTACAATTCATGGGATGGGCCCGGCGACACTTACGACAACTTCTGTCGTAAGTTCTCCCTACACGACTGCCCAATCGTCCCAGTGATGCCGCCCAATCGTCCCTCTAAGATAACCATCATGAACACGGGTGTGGTCCTATGGACCAAAGAAGCGCGTCTACGTGCACGTGAACTGTTCCTACCTTGGGAAGAATGGTGTTACACGGGCGACTTCCACATGTCCATCATGAATGATCAACCCTACATCTCCGCGCAGTTGATGAAACACGATTTCGATATCGAAACCATCGACCAGACGTGGAACGACTCCCCCCACTATGCATCGGAAGAAGAGTTCTTCCAAAAAGCACGTTTCTGTCACTACACTGGTGGTGAATGGAAAGTAGACATGGTACGCCACTGGAACGATCGTAGATACAATACGCAACGGGAAGGCGACGAAACCAAATTCACTAGAGCATTATTCCCATAGGAGTTTTTTGTGAATAATACCAGCATATTTTTAAAATGAGTGTTGACAAACACTCCTCTCTCATGTATAGTATAGACTTGGAAGTGAGAGAACGGAGATTAGAAATGGAAACACTTTATCGAGTTGAGAACGCCGAACTAGGAATTGCGTCTGAGATACGCAAAACCTTAGAAGGTTCTAAACGAACATATGCCCTGTATATGGTCGATACCGACGCTGACGCGATTGTAATGACTCAGTTAGGTGATAACTATGATCGATTCGTCGACAAGGCAGATGAGTTTGCACATGTGAACGCATGGGCTAACTAGATGTACGAAGCGGTAAACCATAAACATGGTCGTCGTGCGGTAGTCGATGAGGCACCAACCGACAAATATGAATATCGTCTAGTGATGTATCAAGACGGTCTATCAGTAGCTGTGAAATTCGGTGAAAATCGCCACGATTTAGAGTGGTATGCCGACAAATTTATACGAGAGGGCAAGGTGGTATGACCAGAGAAATCCAAGTTAAAATCGACGACATCGTCACTCACTATATGTACACAACAGAATATGCGCCTGATTGGGCAAATATGCAGGTCGCACTGTATGATGAGGGATTGAGTCCCAGTGAGGTTTATGTTATTATGCAAAATGTTAGAGAGGAGGGAGTCGCCCCGTGAGGGATAAAGTAATACTTGTTGATTGTGATGGTGTTTTATTAGACTGGGGATATGCATTCCAACAGTGGATGAAACGCCACGGTTATGTGGTAAAGAGTCCAGACGTGTATGACGTAGGTATCATGTATGGTTTGGAACGAAATGAGAAGCAACGACTTTGTCGTATGTTCAACGAGAGTGCGACAGTTAGAAAGATCCCACCACTCCGTGACGCAATCAAGTATGTTCGTAAGTTGCACGAAGATCACGGTTATATATTTCACGCAATCACCTCTTTGAGTAACGACGAATACGCGCAGCATCTGCGCACCAAAAATCTCCAAGAACTTTTTGGTCCAACCGTCTTTGAGAAGTACATTTATCTCGACACGGGAGCCGACAAAGACGAAAAGTTGGAGTTCTACCGCGACACAGGATGTCTGTGGGTAGAGGACAAGGTAGAGAATGCCGTCGCTGGTGCGAAGGTAGGTCTAGAGTCTGTAGTGATGTCACACGGTTACAATCAGGACAGTGAGTTCCCATTGATGCGTAATTGGAAAGATATATATGACTACGTTTTAGGACATTAAGTTCCCGCTCAAGGTAGCATGTCGGGGGGTCTTTTGACCCCCCTTTTTTTTATAAATAATTAAGTTATTAACTACGGAATATACTCATGAGATTTGTTGGTTACAGTGAATATTATCATGATGCTGGATTCGCGATCATCAATGAAGATGGCACAGTCGAGTTCGCAACTCACGGAGAACGTTACTCCAAAAAGAAAAACGATCCACATCTTCCAGAAGTACTATGGGATATGGTCAGGGACGACGATCACGTATCATTCTACGAGGACCAAACCCTCAAGTTTGATATGCGTGGAGGAATCGACACCACAGGAGACACTACACATCTAAAGGGTCGTCCAGATACCGCAGAAGAAACCTTCAATCGCATGATCATCCCGAACGCGCAACACTTTGATGTAAACCACTTACACCACGAGTCACACTGTGCGGCAGCGTTCTACACGCGCCCGTGGGACTCCGCAGAGGATACCGTTTTGGTATCGATCGATGGTGTCGGTGAGTTGCAGACTGCGACCATCATGGACCACAAGTTCAATCTAATCAAAGAGTGGCACTATCCGAAGTCGGTCGGTCTGGTCTACACAGTCGCGACCAAGTTACTAGGTCTACGCCCACTCGAAGACGAATACGTCGTCATGGGACTGTCCGCATACCACGAAACCGATGAAAAGTCCAACGAACTGACGCAGTGGTTGATCAACTGGTATGATGACCTAGAGGACATCGCACCAGAGATCGCAGAGGGTATTGCAGTTGGTATCGAAACATCACCTCGCGAGATCGCACGTAAGAAGTGGAGAGAAGAATTCAAAATAAGAATCAGTGCGTTAGAAGACAAAGTTGTCGCACGTGCGGTTCAAGATTTCGCGGACTATGCAATTATGGGTATAATGCGCGAGGCGTCTAAATATGGTAAGAAGTTATGTTATTCTGGTGGGTGTGCACAGAACGTTGTAATCAACTCCAGATTGTTTGAACTGTTTGATGAGGTACATATTGCAGTATCTCCGACCGACGCGGGGTCTGGTTTGGGGACAGCAGCCCGATCGTGGGCAAAGGCAACAGGAAAAGACAAATTAATATGGAGTCCTTATGCGGGGCATAATATCGAAAGGGATGTTAATCCTAGCAGTATCGTCGATCATTTACTTGAACATCGCTATTGTGGAATTGCTAGTGGAAGGGCTGAGTTCGGTCCTCGTGCTCTTGGCAACCGCTCCCTTATTGCTGATGTAAGATACGACGTACAAGACACTGTAAACACAATTAAAAGACGACAGAAGTATCGTCCGTTCGCACCTGCTATCCTAGAGGAATATGCGGAGGAATACTTCGACGGACCAATGAATGAACATATGCAGTTCACCTCATGGGCAAAACATGACTATGCTCCAGTAACACACGTAGATGGAACTGCACGTGTTCAAATCGTGAAGAAGAATTGCGAATCGGTGTTCCGTAAGGTCATCGAGGAGTACTACGACAGGACAGGAGTACCAATGCTCCTGAACACCTCTCTCAACATTCGAGGCCGTCCTATGGTTAATGACGAACTGGACGCCGAGATGTGGGAACAGAAGTATGAGGTGAAGGTGTTCTAGGCACCGAATCCCGACTTCGCTCGGGGTGCCTTCGGGCACCCCATTTTAATAAAAATAAAGGTTGAATATGGGACATCTAAAGGATATAGGTCTTAATTACTTCGAACACTTATACAGAGCATGGACGATTGCGTTTGTGTCGTTTGTGCATGGACTGTTACCATTCGTCTGGGAAGATAAGGCGAAGGAACTGATCAACGGCGACCCAAAAGATTTTAAGGTTAAGTGATGGAAGAAGAATTTATCTGTCCAGATGATCTGGTCTGTATGGACGTAGATACATGGAATGGAATAGTAGACGAATACAACGTCGCTATGGACATGACAGATGTTTCTAGAACAAGTGATGTGCAGGCAATCGTAGATCTTTCGTGGGAGTTGTTATTTCTTCATCCGTGGGAGTTGATCTACATCGGTCTGCCAATGAGTGTTCTTGCGTTCTATGGATTGTCCATATATGCCGCCTACAAATGGATTAATAAAAGGTTCACCAAATGACAGAAGAAACAGTAGTAGTAGCACCTATCAAGAAAAAACTAGAACTGGAGGTCGAATTCGATACCACCCAGAAAGAAGTGGTACCGACTCGTTTTGAACCTCTACTACAGTTCGCGGATGTAATCGATGCGTATCGACTTTTCCCGCGAGCATTCATTGGTACCTATTTGTACCTACTCATTGAAACCACACAATGGTTCATGACGATACCTGAACCAAATGCATCACAAGCAGGTCTTATATCTGTGGTGGTCGGAGCAGGCGCTGCTTGGTTTGGTCTATATACTTCAACAGGATCGGCACGTAAAGTGAAGAGTATTAAGACGAACTGATGGCCTCAGAATTAGTGACTTGGAGAGGAACGCCCGGCGTAGGTGATTTCATGTGGGCGTTGAACTCGTGTCACAGGTATGCCGCAGATCAAAACGTTTCTAAAATAAATCTAGAGTTTCACTGGGAACACGGTGAGGACTACCTGCACCATTTCGAAGATCCGGAAACCATCATCGAGCGATGTGATTATATTCATAACTTCTACCACCAGAAAGAACGCGTAGAGATACATCATATCTTTAACGCGCAAGGTAGATACAAACACTGGAAGTTTGCGGACGACATTGTTACCGATCCCAGTGGAGAGAAACGTATCGCTGCGAAAAGTCATGGTATGGAAAAGGCAAGATTTTGGTTTGAGAGCGGTTACTACAATGACATGACCGGATCTACTGCCCCCGACAACGACTGGATTTTTCGTGAGGACGCGTTTAGAAACATTGTTGATAACCGTGTGGTTATATGGAGACCGACTTGGAACGCAGAGAAACCCCGAACGTGGAAGAGACAGTTCACCAACGAGGATTGGGAATGTCTGATCAGAGACCTAAAGACGATGGGGTTTAACGTTTATGAGTTGGGATATCGAACACCCGTCCGTGAGGCGATGGACCTAATATCTACCTCGCGTATGGTGATCTGTTACGACGGTATCTGGCACTACATCGCAAAGAACTTTGCACGACCGATGGCGGTAATCTCTGGTGAGGGTGTGACTAAATACCATACACCGAATGCGTTACGGATAAACCCAACGGTGTCGTATGAGAAAAAGAATCCTTGGTGGTGGTTATCTAATATAGGCCCCCTACTTGGACACACTAAAGATAAAGCAGTAGATTACGAAAATAGAATGAGACAATATTATGGAAATGACTAGAGAAACCTTTACGATAGACCGTGCGGTCATCGAGGTCGCGGGCGGATGTAACTACTCGTGTTCGATGTGCCCACAAGATCTTCGTGAGGGAGGTCGTCATAGAGGATTCCGTCGCATCATGAAACTCGATGAGTTTGAGGGATACGTCGCAGACTGTGCGAAGCACGGAGTCCGTGTCGTGAACCTTGACGGATCTGGTGAAGCGACGATGGCAAAAAATCTACCTGAATATATAAAGGTAGTAAAGAAGTATGGAGCGAAGTGTTTCATCTTCTCAAACGGATTCAAAATGGAAGGTCAGTACATGCGCGACTGTGTCGATGCGGGACTGGACTTCTACCGATTTTCATTCATTGGGTCAGACGAACAAGACTATACCCAATGGATGTACAACGCTGTGGGTGGGCACTACGCGCATATTAAGCGCAACATTCAGGAAATGGTTTCCTATGTAAATGAGACAGGCGCAGATTGCGTAGTGTCCACCTATCACCTAATCACGGACAACGAAAAAATAGATGAGGAACTCACTAAATACAAAGCGTTGGTCGAGGAGTTGGGCGTCAAGACAGAGATCTGGAAGATGCACAACTGGTCAGGGGCATATGAGATTGGTGATAACGCAAGAACAGGTAAGGTGAAGAGTTGTGGACGACCATTTAGTCCAGATGTTGTTATACGTGCTGGAGGTCTTGACGGTAAACATGGTGCTGTACACCCTTGTTGTCAGGTACTGGGACGTGATGACGAAGCGGTCCTTGGACACTGTCAGGACGACACTATTGAAGACATCTTCTTCGGTGAGGCATACGAAGAGTTACGACAACAACACAGAACGGGCGAATACCCAGATTTCTGTAAATCATGTGATTTTTTAGTCGATGATCCAGAGGTTCTAGTATACACCAACCATGAACGTGACCTCATGAAAATGCATGGAACAAATTTCACACTCAACGACTATAGGGACAACACTTGAGGATACTGCTCTTTGCATTGACAGAGACGTATGAAAGTCTCGTTCCCGCGTTAGAGGAGAAAGGTCACACCGTAAAGTTGATTAATCAACACGCCGGAGGTATCAACATATACTATGGTGGTCCAAAGGCGCTATCGTGGGCAGAGGAAGAGATAGAAAGATTTAAACCCGACATTGTGGTAAGTAACATGGCGGGCCTAACACTGTCTCCGTCTGACGACTACACTTATTTTGGAAACACGTTGGAAAGTTCGCGTCTCGAACTTTATAAGTGGGAAACGCGACAGAAGGCTTGGGAGTATGGATTCGAACTCCCAGAAGTGATTCTAGAGTGCAATCTGAACGAGATGCAACGGTTTCCTTACACAACCTATCTGAAATCGAAGTATCACGACACGTGGTGTCAGGCGTGGAAGGTTTTGCCGGACGCAGACCTTGAATATCAGAATATGATTTTCAGCGAAGAAGGTGCGTCTCCCGCATACGTAGAGAAAGAGGTAGATTTTGAGGTTGAAGGATATTGTCAATATCGAATCTGCAACGGTACATATACGATCACGTCGATCAAAGGGATTCACGGTGATGTGTCGGGTTACAAGATTCTGGGCGCTGAGACTGACTGGAGAAATCTGACCTGCATGAGAGATCTAACACCGGAACAAGAAGAAGTCTACAGAGAGAAATGCGAAGACTGGTTGGAATACGTGGCAAGTCTTGGTGGCAATTATGAAGGAAACGTGTCGGGGTGTATCACATCCGACTTAAAAGTTTATTGGTTCGAACACAACGGACGACATAGTATGTATTCGGACTTCATGGGTGATGCCGACTCGTGGTTAGAGTCTTTCACTAAAAATACTGACGAAAATTTTTGGGTATTCGCAAGTCACATAAAAGGAGAACAACAATGTGGGGAATGACTAAAGTAGCGGCATACGTCGCAATAGCACAGGCGTGGTTTAAAGAACGCCTAGGGGAACGTACTACATGGGACGGGACAGTAATCGTCGCAGTCTGTGGTAGTTACATCTTGTTTGAATCGCTCATCGGTATGGTCGCATACGCAGGTGTCCTATACGGACTCTGGACTATCTGGAAAGAAGAGCAGAAATAATACTCATAAACTGGACTTCGCGTCCGGTTTTTTTATAAATAATATGACTTGGAAGTGATCTCTGGCCAGATATATGCACACCAAGTCCATTAGAATTCTAACGAGGAAAAACAAAAATGAGTAATCCAGCATCTCAATTAAGTATGCGTTCAATGCACGACCACTGGATGGTCGGAGCTCCTTCTTCAGGGAACACTTACTTTCAAAACTTATACGGTATGTATGTCCGTAACTGTCACGGTGTTGAAACTGGTTCAAACCTAGAAATCGCAAAACATGCGTATCACGTTGACCAAAAACCAGTATGTGCGACATCATTAGGATGCACTCCAGACGCAGATTTCTTATCTGGTGACCAAGCACTAGAAGATATTTCGTCAGGTCAACTATCCACTTCTCAGATTTTTAAAGTCACGCGTGACTGGAAAGACGTAATGGTCTCTAACTGGAAGACATACGCCCCAGATCAGTCATTCTCTGAGTTCGCAGAAGGACCAATGGGTTTTTCTATGCTATCAGATTTCGTAGAAGCGTCAAAGAATGTTGTCGCATCTAAAGAGTGGTCATATGAGGAAGCGGTCGAAAATCCACACCAGTTCATGGCTGAGTTGGTACACGCACTTTTACCACGTGAAGATAACAGTAATCGTGAAGATTTCGGTACTCCTAAGTCTGAAATCGATCAAAACATGATCGACGTAGTTGTTCAAGATTCAGGTATCCGCCGTTGCCGTGAGGGAACAGGTGAAGACCTAATGGAACGCGTGGGTATTTGGAAGGAGTGGTTAACTCCAGAAGAAGCAGACCTAGTTGATGAGTGGGAAGCGCAACAATAATCACTTATTAACATGATAGATAAAGACGGGATGGGAAACCTACCCGTCTTTTTTTTGGTCTAGGAAATGTTACTAGTGAAGTATAAAAAGTGTTATCTGACAGGATGCGACTCTAACACGGAGTGGCAGTTACCTTGGTTCCTAGAGAACTGGCAGAAACACTCTGGTGTTCCTCTGTTGATTGCAAATTTTGGCATGTCAGAAGAAATGATAGGACACCTTCATCAACACCCCACCTACATGAAACGAATGCAGATCTTTTCGTTCGAATCTTCGGTTGCGGGGTGGTTCAAGAAACCCACTGCAATTTGGGTCGCCACGAATATGTCTTCTCGTATTTGTTGGTTAGACACCGACTGTCAAATAAACGCTAAGATAGACACTATCTGGGATCACTTTCAACCCAACATTCTCAACATGGTTCAAGATCGGCCGTGGACTAAACGTCGTCCTGAAAATGGAGACTGGTACAATTCGGGAGTGGTGATGACTGATAGAAATGAAATTCTACGTGCATGGAAAGACAAAACAGAGTCTCGACCGGAACAGGGAGATCAAGAAGTATTGCACTATATGTTATCCCCTATAGAAAAATTGGGAAAAATAAATCCTATACCGCATAAATATAATACGTTAAGGTTGGACTATATAGACAATGTAGCGGTTACCAATCCGGTAATCATCCATCATACCGGACAGAAGGGTAACCTAAAAATAAAACAGATGATGAACCTGTCATAGGAGGCAGTTATGCTTAGTGGTTTAATAGGGTCAATATTGGGGTTCGGTAGTTCAGTCGTTCCTGCCATTACGGAACACTATAAGACCAAAAAAAGTATGGAGTTTGAACTCAAGAAAATGGAGAAGATGGCGGAACTCACTGCCAAAGGTTACGAACATGAAATTCGACGTTTTGCTGAGATGGGTCTTCACGAAGAACAGAAGGCTCTTTTAGAACACGACACGGCGATTTCTAGGGGGACTGGGTTTATGTCCGCACTTCAAAAGTCAGTGCGTCCTGTCATCACTTACGCTTTCTTCGGTCTATTTGCAGCGATAGAAATTGCATTGTTGCAAGAAACCCTCAGTAACGGGACACCGTTATCAGAGGCTTTAAACACATTATGGGACGATGATACAAAGGCAATCTTTGCCGCGATCATCTCGTTTTGGTTCGGGTCACGGGCGGTCGAAAAGGCACGCTCTCAAATTTAACAAGGATATATTATGAAAACCCTACGTAATCGTATGATCGATGCGACTATCGCTCATATGAAAGGAAAGATCGCCTTACACAAAGCAAACGTGGAGGTCTATCTACAAAACCCAGCGGGTATCGGTGAACATTCAGACGTAATGGAGGCTTTGGAACAAGAGTTAAAGCAGGTTGCCGAGTATCAAGATATCTTGGAAGTTGCTTACACCATTGTTCCTGATTCGGAATAAATGTATGAATATAGTGCGACTATTCGCAGGTGGGTTGATGGTGATACTGTTGACCTTGATATCGATCTTGGTTTTGGTGTCTTATACGCTAATCAAAGGGTTCGCCTCTTTGGTATCGACGCGTTCGAGACAAGAACAAGAGACTTGCACGAAAAGCAGAAAGGTCTGGCCGCGAAAGACTTTGTCGAACGTATGGCTCCCAACGGATCTAAAGTAATCCTTCGATCCAAGAAGGACGGCAAGGGAAAGTTCGGTCGCATACTCGGCGAGATCATCATAGATACGCCCGACGGTCAACAAAATCTGAATACCTTACTCACCTTCGAAGGACATGCGGTCAGGTATGAATATTAAAATAATCGGCGCGGTAGTTTTATTAGGAATAATGGTTTCGTGTGATCCAATTCCTTCGCCACTAAACAAGACACACGACACCACAGGAGAATATGTCGATATTCGAGTACAGACATTCTCATCACAACGTCAACTCAACAAGCACTTAAAACGAAAAGAGGGTGACGAGGTTGAAGGTCTCGCTCAGTGGGCGCATCCTAAAGATGACCTAAACAAGGTCAAAAGATGTGATATATACGTTGTAGAACCAAAAGGTTCTAAAGATTATAATCAAATGGAAACATGGGGACACGAATTGATGCATTGCGTCTATGGATCGTATCACCCAAAGGGTCAGAGATAATGAAGGTTAATTTAATCGGTAACGGCGACAATGCGGGTCTTTTCAAAAGACGTTTAGATGGAACATACCCAACAGGGTCTAATGTCGTATGCAATATGCCGCCTTTAGACATGTTATCGATAGAGGTTTACGCTTCGGTTATGGTCGATTTCAAAATGATGATCGCACTAGACGAAGGTAAAATCGAGTTAGGGAAGTATGACTGGATTCTTGGTACTAGACCCCGTCGTTGGATGGAACAAAAACCATCATTTTACTTAAAGTACGCACAGAACGTGAAAGGGTTCCACACCTACGTTCCTAAGTATGCACAACTACCAGGCCACAAACTGGAAGAGGCGGCGACAAACTATTCGTGTGGTCACGTCGCAGCAGACTACGTGTGTAGAATTATGAAAGCAACCGAAGTTCACATGTACGGGTTCGACTCAATGTTCGACATGAACCTCAACAGTTATACTGATAACTTTTTGACCAGTGATCGCAGTGCTCTAAATGTACACCGCATGTCATCAAATTGGAGACCAATTTGGACGAAATTCTTTACAGAGTTTAAAGATACCAAATTTATCATTCACCACTCACATGCGGACATTAAACTCATATTGCCAGAAAACGTTACGGTGGAGGTCGGGAAACTGGATGAAACAGATTAAAAAAGTTTTAGATTTTATCAAGTATACTGGGGTAGACATCAAACATTGTTGGGAAGATTATCCCAACGTTCTGATCTGGTGTGGTGTCGCTGGACTCATACTATACTTCATATAAAAGAAAGGGGGACACATGGTCCCCCTTTTGGTTCTTACTTGTCGGGTAAGTTTTAGAAGATTTTGACCATACCTTTCATGATCATCTCTTCCTCTGGGCGGCCGCCCTGAGATTGAACATCACCATCCCAAATAGATCTTACCGCAAATGCTTCCTCTACACCTACTGAAGAATCTTGTTCTTCACCGTTTATCCAACGGTTAGGGGTAGGAGCACCATACCAAATATCAATGATGTCGAAGTCCTCTGTACAATGAGGTGCGAACATCTCACGTACTTGATCTTCTTCAAATCCTGTTTCAGGATGCGCCATAGGCACACCTAAGAATACTACTGCGTCGAACTTCTCTGAAGTCGAACCGTTCATTTCCCATGAACTCATACCATGTTGATACTGAGACGAACAAGGCATCGTATTTTCATCTACTCCCATCGCTGGGTATACTGCATTGTGCATTGCACCTTGATGTGAAGGTGATGGTGGTGCCATGACAGTCATGCTTGCGTCATACTTTCCCCACTTCCACCATGCTGGAATGAATTGTGCGACAATGTTTAAGTCTGGGAATGTCTGCATACCAGTTCTTTCAGGCGGCATCACATCAATCATACGACCAGCGTATTGATCTAGCATCCAGTGTGACTGAGACGCTTGGTGATGACCTACAAAAAGAATGTTTGAGTAACCGCGATTTGCGATCATGTTGCAGAACATTGGTGCACGATTTAGGCCTTCTTCTACTACGTTGACATCTTCATCCGCCCAACGTACATAAGTGCCTTCTGACTGTGTCCACGACTTCATTTCGCCGTTGATATCACGTGAAAGATTTTCTTTCTCTACGCCGCGAACAGTCTGCTCTAACCCAGGCTTACGAACAATGGTTTCTAGTTTTGTGTTAAAAAACATTGGTTAGTTTCCCTTGTAAATGTTTTGAATGTGTGTTTCAAATTTTTCGATCTTATCAACGCGATCCGGCCATAGGATGTATTCCTTCTCAGGACTCATCTTCAAGTTTGCTAGCAAGGGCAGTATCGCGTCATATAAAAGATCTAAGCGCGCTTGGTATTCATCGACTGAAGACTCGACAGACTCTAATCTCTGCGCAGATTCGAGTTCTGATTCGTCGACTAGGGTGAAACCAAAGTCAAAAAGTTCATTATCCATACGGTATATTTATACAAAAAAAGTGTTGACAGTACGTGTTTTTGGTGGTAAAATATCTCTATCCAATGGGGAGAGTAAATACCACAATTATGAACATATTTATACTGAACGAATGTCCTGTCATATCTGCACAAGAACAGTGTGACAAACATGTTGTCAAAATGATCGTCGAGTCTGCACAGATGTTGTCAACAGCACATCGTATGCTTGACGGTCAATCTTATCGCAAACCTTCCAAGTCTGGTAAGACCATGATCAAGTACTACGATCATCCTACCCTAGACGACCAACTCTACAAAGCAGTCCATCACGGACACCCCTGCACCATCTGGACGATGGAATCTATCTGCAATTACATCTGGCACTACAAGCACTTCATCGCTCTCTGTGATGAATATATGTATCGTTATGGTAAACGACACTTGACAGACACCCTTCTACGTGATATATTACTCACTCCACCGGCGCGTATACCACACGTCGAGCGGACACCGTTCAAGCTTGCTATGGGTTCCAACCCTGAGTGTATGATGTCTGACCCAGTAGAGTCATACCGTGCATTCTATCAGACCAAGCAAGATCGGTTTAGTATGACGTGGACTAGTCGTTCCGTCCCATCATGGTTTGAGGTAAAGAATGAAAGAGCAAGTGCTTAAGATCATCAAAGAAGAACTCTCTGAGAAGATGGACCAGATACGAAATCTTCCCGTTGACAACACATCACCCAACACCAAGTTGCATTTCTTAACAGCAGAGTTGGGTGCGATGCAACAGATACTACGTCGAATAGAGAAAGAACTATGAAGACAAAAAAATGTACTTTATGTAAAGAGACCAAGCGAACCAGTGAGGTTAAGGAAGAAAGCATGTTCCACTTCAACGGGTGGAATGTTGATGGTACTCGTAGATTTTTATCTAGGTGCAAACCATGTCACACCTTTTCGAACAGAGGATACGAATCTGATCGGAAACGCAAAATCTATGAGATTCGTGCAGAAAAATACAATCAATGTGAAAATTGTGGCATGGTAGGATGGAGGAGAATGACATTTCATCATCCGAATGGAGACAAGACTGGCAACCCTTCAGATCTGACTAAAGGTGGACTTGCCAAATGGCAGTCTGAGGTTGATAAATGTATGGTCTTATGTGGAGGGTGCCATAATGAATTGCATTTTAATGAGAGAAACCCACACTTAATAGGTGCAGTATGATTCACGGTTCAATGAGACATACCCCTAGTGGTCGTAAGATTAAAAAAGTGAAACCTAAAGGAGAAGTTTATGGGAAATACCAACCGCCAGCGTTCCGTGCAATCAAGACAACGAAACCAACGCGCATCCTTTCATATGCAGAGCAAAGATGCGCGGAGTCAAATCAGTACCCCAGTCGGTCAGACTTCGCAACACCGGAGTCATGTTCTAAGCCCGAACGAAAAGAGTACACTGGAACTCTCGTAAAGGGTATCGGTACTATGCACAAGTCAAATGCGATTCCCGTAATTGACGAACAACAGATGAAAGACCTTGCGTCTATGAGGAGATAATCAAATTTGATTACTTTAGAATTTGGAGGCCGAGTTAAGAATCGGAAAAGATACGAAGAGTTTGCAATTAATGTCATCAATGACTTATTACCACGGTCCTTCAAAAGAGACATTAGCGTGTTTGTTCACTTCACTAAAAACATTGAAGAGATGGGTCTTTGTCATGTTGAAGAAAAAGACGTGATTGGTGTCCAGATTAACACTAATCAGAGTGCTGGTGAGATAGCCCAGACTCTTGCCCACGAACTGGTCCACGTCAAACAGTTCATTCGCAAGGAATTAAACGCCGACATGGATCGATGGAAAAGAGACCGCATCCCTGAAGATGTGATGATTCCCTATCGCAGTCAACCTTGGGAGATTGAAGCGTTCGAAAAGGAAGTTTGGTTAACAAAGGCGTATTGGTAAAATTACCATAAAAAAGTTTTCAAAAAGTGTTGACACATGTTTCCAAATCGTGTTATACTTACCCTGTAAGTTGAGATGAGAGAGAGAAACCAAATGATCAAACTGAAACCCGCAACTACCCAGCGATATGTTGAAGTGATCTTCGGCCAAGCAATCCTTTGGATGTTTGTCTATACTGCGATGCAACTCGCCGCCGGTCACCCAGTTGAACCCTACGTCTACTAAGGATTTATTATGTTAAAATTTGAAAACACTGCGAACGTCGGAGACATGATCCGTGCATATGACTTCCAACCTATGCCCGATCGTCCTGATTCTTACCTCATAGGTGAGGTTCTTGAGAAAGGTGAGATTTGGGCGAAACCCCACCACACCTTTCCCCGTAAAGTCCATATGTGTAACGGATACACTGTTTTTGTTAAGGATTCTGAGACAGGTTCTGTGAATCACGATATGGAACGTGTGGGTCGTATCATGTACGTCCCTTTTGAAATGTCATTGACTGATTTTGATAACCGTGTGGAGGTGATCTAATGACTGCTACTTTTGATCGAATCTGGGAAGAGTTGGTTCCTCGTGAAGGTAACGCCGCTACTGTCGCTGGTGAAATGATCCGTGCTGCAGGTCGCCTTCGTTACGACTTTTACAACAACGGTATGGGTAACAATACGTCCGGTGCCCTGAAGTTCCTACGTGAGAAAAGCGCGATCGATAAGGAGTTGTTTGAGTACGTCCTACCCTATACGACGGGACGACTCTATGAAGGTAAGTATGAGAACGACTTTTTCCATGTTGCCATCGATCGCATCGTGGAGATGACCACTAAGATGGTGACCTTCAATCCTCAGTTGATGACGATGGAGAACACCGAAGACATGTTCGACTATTCGGATGAAGATCTTGATGAGACGTGTCAAGAGTGTTCGGGTTATGGGTACGATGACTACGGCGATGAAGACTGTTACATGTGTGACGGCACCGGATTCGCCAGTTAATAGTTTAGAGGGGAGTCGGTCTTTCGGAGAATGCGACTGACAGCAGTGTGGACCACTCCCTATTTTTTTCTTTCTATATACGAAAAAGTTATAAGGTTATTCCAAAATATTCTAAAAATAATCCATTTATTTTCGCTCTTGTTGTTGACTCCTGTTTCAAAAACATGTATAATGTCTACATTAAATTGATAAAGAGAGAGTAGATTATGACTAATGAGAACTGGACAGACAACACAGAAACCAACGAAGACGCTACCTTCCTAACACAGGAAGAGTACGATGTCGCCATGAAAGTTATTCCAGTAGACATCAAAGACGTTAAGAATTTCCGTGCCGGTTTCGAACTGGTCGAGTATGAGGCAGATACCGATCCTTTAGACGGTTTTTGTTTGATGGGTTTCGATGAGATCGGAATGTTTTGTAAGAATCCTCGTTATGCATTTATTGGAGGTGCCGCATGATAGATTACATTTCTTGTACCGAAGACGGTTCAACGATCCGTCTCTATGACTCCGACGAATTCCGTCCAGTGTGTGAGTCCAACAGTGTCGCTGAACTTGCGAACGCATACCTCAAGTATGGTATTGCGCCTACAGTGATGGGTTCGTCTGACTGGTTTGAGGCACCGTTCTCAACCGCTCGCGATCACATCATGAAAAAAGTCTATGAAATAATCTAGGAGAAATTGCATGATGGAT